CTGGGGATTAGGAAGAATACTGATGTGTTCTCCGACTCTTCGGAGGGGGAGTGGTTGTCAATCGACTACTCCGCAGCCACAGACGGACTCAGTGCAAGTCTGTCCTCCTCGATTATGAAGGAATTACTTGGGAATCTCTACTTTGAGAATCCAGGTCTTTACAATATGATGTTGAGCGTTCTCGCTCCTCACGTTGTATCGTATCCTAAAGTCGCGGGGGTTAAGCTTCCTGATGTTCTTCAACGGAACGGGCAACTAATGGGATCTGTCCTTTCTTTCCCTGTTCTCTGTCTTGCCAACCTCGGCCTCTACCTTACCGTCCGTAGGAGGACCCATCCATGGGCTCCTTATCGGAACTTGCTTGGTTCGGTTTTGGTCAATGGGGACGACATGCTCTACATTGGTTCTAGAGCTGAGTGGGATACTCATATTCAACTCGGTTCGAGGATCGGACTCGCGATGAGCGTCGGAAAGGCCTATTATCATTCTTCTTATGCGAATGTTAATAGTACGTCTATTACGATGAATCTGCGGGTGCCAGACTCCACGCCAAAGGAAATCAAATTCCTTAACGTTGGTCTCATGGTAGGTAGACATAAGGTCCTGGGGAAGGTCGGGTCGGATGATGATGAAGTCAAAGCTTCTCCTTTAGTCTCGGTGATTGATGAGGTCGTCAAGGGTAGTCTGCCTGGTAAACAGGCGGACATCTTAAGACTATACCTCTCCAATCACGAGGAAGAGATTAAAAGAGAAGCCGGATCTCTGAATTTGTTCGTCCCGCGGGTGCTAGGCGGTCTAGGAGTCTCTTTGGTTCCTGGGTTTGAAGTCTACACGACCCCTTATCAAGAGCGGCTTGCCGTTCTACTTAAGGAGAAGCAGAGAATTGTCCCCCTTGTCCTTCCGCTAAATAGCGGCCAGATCATCGTCTCCTCTCCATCGGAGAGGAAAGTAGACCCCTTCCAACTCGCTGTTGATGTTGAAACACAACAGTTTGAGAGGAAGGATCGTCTTGCACTTCCGAAAATTCGGAAACAGATGCTCTGGCCCCTTTGGGCCGAAGTTAAGGAACTAGAGGTCTCGATGGAACAAAGATCGGACTTCTGGGAAGGGAAATAGCAACCTCACCACGACCAACTCATGTCGTTAAACCGAGTTGATCGGGAAAAGGAAGAGAAACCCTTTTCAAGTGGGTCTTGTTGGCAGGTATTTCACCTGTGCCCAAAACGTTGGAAGAT